TCGGTAGCAATAGTCGGCATTGTATTTACTTGGGCCATTTGATTTTTGGTTGTAGCGATTCGTATTCTAAAACTTATGGGCGAATCAGTCCATAAGAGTGTTTGGGTGAGTCTATTTGACGAGGGCTGCTCATCTAGGCGCTCGGAATAAAAATTCCTCCTACCACGTTCTAAACGTGGAAGTCATAATTCGACGGCGCTGTCGCGTGCTTCACGCGAGGGGCCGCCAGAACCTAGAGTCTGATCATGTGATACACTTGATGGATTTTCTAGGTTTAGTTGGTCTGGAGATTGTACTTCAATGTTTTTCAGTAAACGTCTTAAATTTACTTGACTGTAGTAACAACTAACATCCAAATCAATGTTGAAAGCTTGACACACGCCTAAAATCTTCGGTACATAAGTATCAAAGATTGCTGGCGGATGCATAGACAATTCACGTACAGCTGTACGCACATTTGTTGACATTTGCAATTTCTTCTGCATAACTTGTCTCGAATCGACCTTATCCCAATTTAATGGTTCTAAGATCGATGAAAGTTCAAGTGGTGCAAACCAACGCTTTAACTTATAATCATAAGCAAAGTGTCGTTTTAAAATTGAAATATCATCAAACGTACGATACCGTAACTTTGAATCATCTTTCGCATCTGATGTATAAACGTGTCCAAGCTCTAACATCTTTTTGGATATCAACTCTGGATCCATAATTTCACAAATTTCCTTTGAAAAAACCATTACATTATCGTCGCCATAAACATAGGCATCGAAATGTTCTGGTAAATTCTCACGAATCTTGTGTCCTTGTGGTCCCAGAGTTCCCAATACTTCATACACTACACAATATAACAGTGAAGCGTTGTATAAAGAATTGATAATTGTTGTTCCAGGGTTTCCACTTGGTTGTCCACGTGAAACACCTACGGCACAATTTCCAAATACTTGCAGAGAGTTTGTTATGTCACACCAAAGTGCATACGTAAGCTCATCGTTGGTTCTTCCATATGATAGTTCTAAGAAGTCATAAATTTCCCAAAGGAAACTACGATTCAAAGTTCCATCGAAATTAGAGAAATCACCAGCGAGAAATTGCTTACTAGCGGGATGGGCAAATTTTAACATTCGACGACACAATAAATCCCAATCTGCTGAGTACGGATCGATACCAACTAACGATCCGTTTGTAATTCGATTTTCCATGATGTTTGCGGAAAGATCCAAGAATTTTTGACGAAACAACACTACAAAGTGTAGTGGTGCAGCTGCGAATGAGCGAGTTTTTCCTTTTTGTACACGATCTAAAGATCGTAATTCATCTTTTGCTGTAGAGATGAAATAACATAAGGGACGCTCGCCTTTTTCGACAGCCTCCTCATACTTTGCCATTTCTGACAGTAATAAGGGATGATCATAAATAAAATCCTCTTCACTTCCTAAAAACGCAGTTTTTCCGGGTTTGTTCGCTGGGCGATTTCCTTTGATAACAAAGGGATATCCTGGCGAAGAAGCACGATTAATTGCTTGCACGTACTCGTTCCCTTCAATTCCACGGATTGCTATTTCAACATCAAATTCTCGAATTACACGCGTTGCATGAAACTTCTTTCTCATGAACGCTTGGAAGATATTACACACTCTAGGATCTACTTGAATACTAGGACCAATGTACTTTTTCATTGCCATATTGACTACGTGATCTTTCACACCATCAATTTCAACAAATCCAAGTACTGCGGGTCGTTTCTTTGGTTCGATAATCTTTCCGTGTATAATACTTTCTTGAAGTTTCGTTCGTGTTTGAGAATGAACGAAATGGGGAATACATGTGACGTGTTCTAAAGCGTCATCTACAACAGTTTGTTTATTTTCGAAATTCTGTTTGATTCCCACCGCAGGATACCCGAAGGTATTTTCTTTCTTCGCAACTCCTAAAATACAGTCAATCATTTCACGATAGACTGTGGCGCCAAAACAAGTGTCGGATGATGGAAACGACGCCATATGAATTCCTACAATCTTCTCTGGGAATCCTCGATTATTTAAGACTAAAAAGCTACCACAATATCCTTCCAATGTTTGTGCTTCATACTCAATGCTTCCAAAAGTCGCTGTAATGTGTTTATCGCTATCTTCCGATAACATCCACTCATCACTGACTTCTCTTACTTTAGAATACTGTTTACAAACATACCACGTCGGATGACCAAATTTATTTAAACATGTGGTATCTCTAATTAATGAATATACGATTAAATTACTACCTTTAATTGAAGCTAATTTTGATTTTGGAATAAAGCTATTTACTATTGTTGAATGATCACTTACTGTTCTGTCGAATTCTAAAAATAAAACATCATATGGAACTTTAACTTCGTCGGATTGTTCATGAGTGAGCTGCCATACTTTAATTGTGCTACCACGTAGTCGGTCATAATTATTTCTAACACCTCTAAGTGTTACTACGCATTCATCAAAGTCTACTGTTAATCTATCCAAAATATGGGAATTGCACATGAAAAGACGGCCACACAAGAATGTACCGTTTAATTGAGAATAAAAATCTGAATCTGAATGCTCTACTGTAATTTGATACGTTGAAGACGTCAACGTTCGGCATAAGGCCTCACATGTGTGATCTGCAACACTTTCTAAAATTGCTGAATTCGCATATTCATCTGCTACAAGGATTTCTTTTCTGAAGGAATCATCCTCTTCTTTATTTTCACGGCGAACTACCTTTAAACTACCTGACGGCTTATTCTTAGGTTTTACAACTGTCTTTGTAACACTTCCGCTGGAGTAATTTTCAACTACCTTTCGTGGTTTCTTCTTCTTCGCATCCGGCTTTTCACACCACTTATAGATTGCATATGCAGATAACATTAATGTGCCCGTGCTAGCGATATAAAACAATCGCTTTCTGAGCTTAATATTATCAACATTCCAGAATCTATCCCACCAAATTTTAGTTTTAATATATCCTAAGAGTGAATAAAATAAAAACGAACGCCATACAGTTGCAGTAAATTTAGGAGCTAAAAACCAACATCCCATGGCACACAAGAGTGCCCA